GTCTTTCAACTGCCGGGCCGCAAGTTTGCCGTCCTGCACGATAGTGCCCAGATGGCGTTCGACCTCACCGACAATCCGGTGAGCCAGATAAAGCCGCTCGCGTGCCCCCTGTTGGTCAACCGTGGTTGCCATCAGGTCTGCGCTATATTGCAGCCTGAGCGATGCAAAGGCTTCCTGTAGCAGTTCGTTTTCAAGCAGAGACTTGGCGCGGGCGGCTCGATGAGCGTCTTGAGCGAGCTTGTCCTCGTCAATCATTCTTGACCGGCTTCTGCTTCATCTGTTCAAGCCGGGCTTCGTGCGCCTGCTGGTTCTGCTCGGTCTTCAAATCATGACTATGGGCATCCCCCACCATCCCCACGACCGTTTCCGCGATCTTGGCGTGGTGCTGTTGCTGGTCGGCCGCCATCTTGCGCTCGGCTTCGATCGCCCTGATATGTCCGTCGAGTAGTTTCAGCTTGGCGTCGATGTCAGCCTTGAACTTCGCCAGATCAGCGGCGTCCTTGGCCTTCTGCTGGTCAAGCTGGGCCTTCATCGCCAATTCTTTCTGATCATTTTGGGCTTGCGCCTGGATAGCCATCACCTTCGGATCGGGCGGCGGCGGAATAGGCGGATGCAGTAATTGCCCGGTCTTCGGGTCTTTCGCCTGCGGGTCGTTGAAAAACTTATCCGCGTTCTTGTGGCCAGTGATCTTGCAAAGCTCGGCTGCTGTATTGAACAAGTTGGCGTCGTCAACCAGATTGGCCTTACCGCCAGCGAGCAATTTCTCCTGAATGTTTGCAATGGCCATCATCTGGGCAAATTGTTGCGCCTTACCGCCTGTCCCCAGCCCGACGTTAATCGTCATATCATTGCGGGTTTTCCAGTTCCTTGGATCGACCTGCACCCACTTGTTGTTGAGCCGAACGGTCTGCGCTTCCTGGCCATGCTTGCGGATCGTGCCGTGTAGCAAGGAAAACATATCCTTGACGCCCTCGGCCATGATCCTGGCAATCAGCTTCATCCGCATTTGCGAGGATGAAAACACCTGAGCAACCGCCGTGGCGCTCTGGTTTTGCAGTGCGTTGGCGTCAAGACCCTGAGCCTGCTTTGATAGACCAGTACGCGATTCCAGCTCCGCATCGATGTATTGCATCATCGGATAGACGGATGCAGTAATGTCGGGGACGATCTGCCAGTTCAGCCCGCCGGGCTGTTTGGTGCGCACCACCCCACCCGGGCGCGATACAAGCAGATCATCCAGCGTGTTTGGCCCGGCATTGGCCTCCGCGACTTCAACACGCGGGTTGTTGTGCAAATAGAGGTTATCGAGCGCACCACGCTTGAGCGCGGTTTTCTCCCGCTGGCTCGGCATGACCAAATCAGCAATCGACCGGCCAAAGAAACGATGGGTAATCGGAACCGGACACGTCGCCGCGAACGGAATCACATCGACGGGTTCAATGACTTCCTTGCCGTCGCGCTTGAGAACCTGGCCCTGATCGCCGCCCGTGATGACCAGGTAGAGACACGGCCTGCCATTCCCCCGATAGTCCATCCGAACATAGTGCTCGGTGATCTTGACCAGACGAGCAGCGGAATTAACCCCGCCGGACTGAATACCGTAGTGCTCCTGTTCGGTGTCGCGGGTCAGGGTTTCGAGCTCGGTCTGCCCGGTATATTCGGTCAGAGCCTTGACCTGATCCTCATCAAATCCTTCCGCGATCAACTGCGCTTCGGTCTTGGTCACCACCTCATGGAAGCAGTAGTTGCAGTCCTTGATCGTTCGTGCGCCGCGCTCGATCCCGAATTCCTCGGGAGGCACGCCCATTACCTTGGCTTGAGCCAGCTTCTTGGTCGATACGACAGTCACGTCATGGGTTACAGGAGCGGGCATAGGAGGCGCTACAGGCGGCGCAGCCATCGGGGGCTGCATCGGTGCGCCCATCGGCGGCGGTGCTACTGGCTGGCCCTGTGGCGGCATTATGGGGGCGTTCAACTAGCGCCCTCCGATTCTTCCTGCTTCTCGTTGGCTTCCGGCTCGTTATTGACCGTGTGTTCCACGATCTTCATCTGACCGTCTGATTCCGCAACCTGTTGAACCAACAACGTGAACTGATCTTCCGAGAGGTCGTAATAGGTTTCCCGCTCCTCTTCCTCGCGTTCTTCCCACCAGATTTTGACAATCCCGGTCTTCGACAGCAGCGCGTCCTTGATGAACGAATAGAGCACCATGAAGCCGGGATTCTGCTGCATGAACACATGGTTCACGTAGTCAGTCTCCTGCTGGGCGGCTTCCTCATCCTCTGGGCCGACAGGTTCAAACCGAACCACTTCATCAGATCCAGCAAAGATGTCCATCAGGTTAGGCATCAGCCCTTCGATGGCATCGGAAACATCGGTCGAGACTGCCTTTGACCGGCCATCTTGAGCCGGCATATCCTGGCTCATATCGCCCTGGTAGTAGGCCATCGCCTGCGATCGGTCGCCCATAAGCTGGGCTGCGGTAACAGCCGCAAGCGCACTTGCCTTTTCAGAGGCCAGCATGGATTGAACGTCGCGGACGGACATTTTGGGCATTAAGCGTAGCCCTGCTCTCGGTACTGGATAGGCCGATTAAATCCGGTGTTCACGATCTGGCTATCCAATGTCATGGCGAGGTAACGGAAGGCGTCTGCGGCGTGGCTGGTCCAATCGTGAACCGGCCTCGGCTTTAGCGCCTGCAATTTGTCGTCGTATTCGGCTCGATAGAGCTTCAAGGCATCGATGCCATGCGCGCACTTTCGGGCGTCAAACCAGCATCGCGGGATGATCGTGCGGACCGCGTTGATGCCGTCCTCTACCCGGTGCATTGCGGCAACCGTGATGTTCTTCAGCCCAAGGCTTTCCAGAACTTCCAGGCGGCTCTTGCCCGTTCCCAGCTCTTTAGCTTGCGCGTCGTGCGGTACGATGTGGCCTGCGTAAAGATACGGTCGCTGCTGTATTTCTCGGACGTAGTGTCCCAGATCGACACCAGATGCTTCGTAATAGTCAATAATGCGGATTTCCCGTCCGATGACTTGTGCAAACCAGATGGCAGTAGAGTCCCTGATACCAAGATCCCAGGCGGTGTATACCTGCGCTGTTGGTTCATGTGGCACCCCGGTAACGCGCTTGTCAGCATCGGCCGCAGCCATCAGTTTGCCGTAGTAGGCACCGATAACAGCCGCCTCAAAACTGCATTCAAACTCTTGCGCGTATTGTTCTTCGGTAAGCCCCGCCTTGAGGCTTTCCAATTCCTCGCGCGGAATAATCCCGGTTTCAGAGGCCTTCAATATCCGCCTGAACCAGCCCGGGAGTTCTGCCCCCGCCTCGTCGCGATCGATCTTGTAAAACCAGTCCCGGCCCGCAGGCGTGCCAATGAAGGTCGCCGTGCCCTGATGATCCGCCAATGTCGGTCGCATCACCTCGGGCCAGGCCCTTGGATCCATCTGCGCCGGCTCGTCAATCGTCAGATCGTCAAAATATAGTCCGCGCATTCGATCGTAATTGTCAGCGCCGTAAAGCCTGATCCGAGCCCCATTGTGGGGGTACTCAACCCACAATTCCGATTCCGACATCTTCAAGCCGGGGATGGGCGCCGAATAGTATTTCAGATAGGACCAGGCAACATCCTTGGCCTGGCTGTAGGTCGGGGCGACGTATCCCAGCCTCGGAGGCGTTGCCGGCCTGACCGGGGCTGTTATCGCCTTCCGTATCTTGTCGTTGATGCAGCCTACTGTTTTGCCGAACCGCCTGTGAGCGACGATCTTGGCAAATCGTTCCGTGCGTTCGTGGTAGGCTTCAAACTGCGAGCGCGGCTTATAGGGTATTACGACTTGAGCCAATACAACGCCGCCATAACAACCAACCAACCGCCCGCCACAAGACAGCCGACAATCACGGGGTCAAGAGGGGCGCCAAAGTAGATTGGCCCGTGACGATTGAGCCAATTCCGCGTCACTTTTGCCACGTAACCGTAATCGCTGGATCGCCCTCTTCGCCGCCGATAATCCCCTGCGGCACCTTGCCGTCCAGCCGGTCAGCAATCTCTTTGATCGCCGGCACATCGCCCAGCATGGCCTTACCAACCAAAGCCGTGACAACAGCTTGGAGAGAGGCCTTGTCATCGCCAGCCTCAGCCAAGGCTCGCTGGATAGCTTCCTTGAACGGCTTTGACTTGGGTCGCCCGTTTGGATTGCCAGATTGTCCGGGC